CCATTCCCATTGAGATGATATCTAAGACACCTTCCTCTCCATCGATAGTTTCTATTTTAACTTTTAATTCATATGAATCAATCATTACTTTATGTTTGTCACCTAATTCGAATTCAATATCACCATCAAATTCATATTCATCTTCAATACTATCTATTGATTTGATGTCTTTTTCAACAATGTCATATAACATATTGGCACCATCTAAAATGTTATCAGGAACCCCTAAAGCTTCGGTAATTAGTCTTAATTGACTTTCGGTAATAATGATATTTTTCATAATAATAAATATGTTGGAGTTATAGTTTATCCTACAACTCCAACTATATCATCTAAATGATGGTCATCATCTATTTGAGATGCAATCTCTCTTTTATCCATCATGTGAACAATCTCTGTAATACTATAAGGATATAAGTTGTTACCGTCAACACCAACATCCAAACGTTTTCCTTTACCCCACTTTTTACTTGCAGGTAAATGAACGTGTCCGTGAAGGTGAATAACACCTTTGTTAAGTCCGTTCCAACTTTCAAATGGGTAGTGAGTCATAACAAAATCAGCACCATCGATATTCACCTGTAAGTAATCACTAACAGATATAAACATATCTTTGATGTTATCTCTGTTGTTTCTAATATGGTGATCGTGGTTTCCTAAAACCAAGTGTATATTTTTACACACCAATCGGTCTAAGAACATTCTAATACTATCAAATCCACCAAACGCAATATCACCCAACATAATTAAGGTATCGTCCTGACCAACTTTTACATTGATGTTATCTACCAATGTTGAGTTCATTAGTTCTATCGTTGGGAAGTCCCTTGTTGACCAATCAGGAACATCTCCGTCTTGCGTACGCCAGTTGGTAACACCTCTACAAATGTTTTTATGGTTGTAGTGTGGATCTGATGTTACCCACACTCTACCTGTTGTTAATATTTTATCAAACTTCATTATAATTTTATTTCAAAACGGTTTTTCATTTGTTCTAATTTGTCTTCAGGAACTCCATGTTGATTTATTCCCCCGTGTCTGTTTTCAACTACAATTGAAAATACTTTATATCCATAGGTTTTCGCTAGTTCAAGGTAAGGCTCCATCTCCCATTCTTGAGTAAAGGTATTTGATACCGCAATTTCAGGATAATACTGATCGTTAATCATACTATCTCTCATGTAATTTTTTACTATATTTTGACACCATTTATGTGCGTCTTTTATTTTAGAAATATCAAATTCGTATTTACCGTTTTCTTGATTAATAAAATATTTGTCCGCTTCACAAACTAAAAAATCTTCACCTACCAATCTTTTTGCAAATGTTGATTTACCACTACCCGGTATTCCTCTAACGATATATAATACTTTTTCCATAGTGTAAAGATATGAAAAAAATTACATAAAAAAAGGGAGTTAAACTCCCTTTTATATAATTTAAGAATTTTAAACTTAAACTTCCATAACCGGAATACCTATATATCTTTCAATTGCGGATTTTGTATTTTTTCCACAAATTCCGTCTTCAGCTAAACCAGCTTTAAAACATTTGTTTAATGCCTTTTGAATTGTTATTACTTCTTCTCTTGTATTAGATGCTTCAGTAATTAATGCGGATTCAACAATATTATTTTTTAATTTGTTGTATTGACTTTCTGTTAATTTAATCTTGCTCATAGTTATTTGTTTTTTTTAATTAGCCCAACTTGAGAAATTGTCAGTTGAAACTGTAGTATCCACAGGTTTATTTTCAGTTGCTCTCCAATCATCAGCAAAGCTATCTTCTTTACCTTCTTCACCACCACCTCCGGTAGGACATCCTTTTTTATTCAATGCATTTACTGCGTCTTGATAATTGAAATAGTATCTTTTTCTTCCTGGTCTTGGTGGAACAACAGGTACAGGTGGAACAACAGGTACAGGTGTTTTACTTTTTGGACATCTCCAACCTGATTTTCTATAACCGTCAACGTCATCACCCCAACCACATTTCGCAGCATTAATTCTAAGTTGTGTATCATCAAGGGGTTTTGGGATTTTTTTAGTATTTTTTGCTAATTCAGAAATTGGTAACCAAACATAATCTCTCCATTCATTGTCTTGATCTATATCACCGTCTAGTGCCTCTAATAATGTTTCAGTAAATCTTTCATAATAAATTTTACTTAAAGCACAAAAGTCAGGCATTGTTTTTAATTTTCTTAAGTTTTTTGCGATTAATGCTTCATCAGTACCCAATCCAGTGACTGCAGTTCTTAGAAAGTCCGCAATGTCTTCAAGTTTTTCACGAGAATTTACAGGTTTACCCATATTTTTTCTATTCTCACGACAAAATTTAAATGATTTTGCAACTCTATCATAATATCCACCACCCACTGTCAACCAACCAGTTAAAGCACCAACACCTAGACCGACAACAGCACCAACAATAGCTCCTGGAGGTCCAAACGAAAGTGCTCCAATTCCAGCTCCTGTTCCAGCACCAGCAAGTGCCGATCCTCCAATTCTAGTGTTTTTATAACCTTGATCAATATATTGTTCTTCAATATCCCCTCTTTCTTCTCGGATTTTTTCTTTATGTAAAGAAAGAATTCTTTTAGATTCTTCCTCTGTTAAAATAAATTTATTTTTCATATCAAATTTTTTATTATATAAATATATGAAAAACAAAAAAAAGGTGAGATAATCCCACCTTTTATTTTAGGGCCGACATTGAATGTCAGCTTCTCCACCACCTTATTTTTATAGAACAAGGAAACTATAACCTATACATCCATATTTTTGTCTCACCATATATGCCAAGTACGTCATTGAAAGGTTTGTTTTCTATCGTACCTGAAACAATATTAAAGTTTATTAAATTTCCACTAATATTACCCCAAGGTGTGTCATATAATGTTAAATTGTACACTGATGAGGTAATTGCTAATCTATATTTAGATGGATACCCGTTGAAAGTATAATCATCAGCATCGATAAAAATTAAAGTGTCAGATCTTAAGTCATCATCAAAATCAGTGTTCAAAACTTTTTTGATTACCCAAGTTTGTCCTGCCATTGATAATGTAGAATCAACTAATACAGTGTCAGTAATTATAGGTTGAGGACTCAATGGTTGTTGAGGTTTAATATCTTCTTTGATACAAGAAGTTAATAAAATGTTACTAAATAAAAAAAATACAAATGACTTCATCATACTAAACTTTCAATTTTGTTTCTAACTTGTTCTACCAAACTAATCTCAGTTGCGTTTGTTAAAATAACAGATTCTTTGAGGATCTTATTTGGTATGTGAACCAAGAAAGTATTACCATCAAAGTAAGATAAATCCTCACCTAAGTTCAATGCTCCGTCTACCATCTTCAAGAAGATCTTAAATTGGATTGGGTCTACGAATGATTCAGAAAGCAAAGTTCCGAATTTTTCGTTCATGATTTTAATGTTATGGTTTAAGGTCGTCTTTATCATCTGTAATTATTTCTACAAATATAATAAAAATTTTTGTTTTAATCTCCTATTTGAAAACTTTTTTTAAAATTTTGTAGAGTTGTTCACTCCCTTTCTGTTCAGGAATATCTTCAGATTTAAAATATTTACAAGACGTGTGTTCGTGACCATGTGATGCCTTAGAAAGCTCAGGATCTTTTTTTTCTTTAATTTTTTGTAAAAACACAAACATCATACCTCTTTTGGTCCCGTCATCATTAAAGTTATCAATTATACCAACAAGATCCAAATCCGTTCCTATTTCAATATTTGTCTCCTCATGGAACTCTCGAATTGCAGCTTGACCTGGCGTTTCACCATTTTCAATTCCACCACCCGGTATGGACCAAATATTTGGTAATGTTTCTTTTGGTGATCGTTTACAAAGTAAAACTTCATCACCATGTTTTAAAATAACACCAGAACTTCTTCTAAACTTTTTCATAGATATTTATAAATATGAAGGCAAAAATAAATAATAATCTTTTTAACCTAAAAACTGTTTTTACTGATAAAGATACTCAACAAGGTATGATGAATAAAAAATTCGATGATACGTTTGATGGTATGTTGTTTCTAATGAAAAATGAACCTCATTCTTTTTGGATGAAGAATTGTATTATTCATTTAGACATACTTTTTATAAATGGTAATAAAATAACAAAGATACATCATAACTGTAAACCATGTTACTCTGACGATTGTGAACACTATTCTGGTGAAGGAGATATGATCTTAGAATTACCTTCTAATACTTGTAAAAAATACAATATTAAAGAGGATGATCTGATTGAATTAATTTAAAGAATCAAAAAACATTTTCAAAGGATCACTAGAGTCCAAAGGTTTTTTTACGATGTCGTCAAAAAAACCACTACTTACAGTTTCGTCATTAGTTTGATCATCTTCTGATTTGTTTTCTTCATCCTCAACTTGTTCAAGAATTCTCTTAAGTTGTTTCTCGTTGATTAAATAGTTTTTCATATCATATAAATATCACTCACTTTCAATTTTTACTTTTGTTTTTTCATCAACAAAAACTTGAACTCTTCCTCGAGCGACATCACAATATTTTGGTGATAACTCAATTCCCAACCATCTTCTATCCAATATTTCAGCCGCCACTAAACTAGTTCCTGAACCTACAAATGGATCTAAAACTACATCGTTTTTGTAGGATAATATCTTAATCGCTTTAGTTGGTATGTCCATCGAGAAAGTTGCCTTGGTGAGTGATTTAGTATCTGCAAAGTAATTCCACTGACCAAACACAAGTTCCATAAATTCTTTCTTATCATTCTCGTCATATACCATTTTGTTCCTTTTTGAACCATCTTCATTTTCAATTTCAGTTAATTCTCCAGTCCATTGTGGTTGACCTTTGATTTTTTTAATGTGTTTGTTTTTGTATGCTAAAATGACACATTCTTTTGGGTTATAAATGTACGGTGAACTTGGGCTCATCCAAGATCCCCAAGCAGTGGTTTTACTTCTATGTGGTGATTGTTCTTCAAGATCAACAATACCAAAGAAACCATAACCAATTTCTTTCATGATCTGCCACATCTCTGACACAAAGAAAATACGTCCACCTTTTTTTTGACGATTGATTTCGTAAGGAATGTTAAGAGCAATTCTTCCATCATCTTTTAATAGTCGATAGGCCTCAGATAACCAAGACTTTGCAAACTCAACATACTCGTTAAACTCAACGTCATCTTCGTGAACATCGTAAGCAATCCCAACTCCGTAGGGTGGAGACGTTACAATTAAATCCACAGATCCTTCAGGCAATGTTTTCATTACCTCAACACAATCTCCGTTAATTATTTTTCCTGTTTCTATCATTATTTAAATTCCTGCTGTTAAATGGTAGTAGTATCCTTTACTGGATGTATCACCAAATGATTTATATATTTTGTATTCTTTTTCTTCGTATAGTATACCACTTACTACCTCAACTCTACATCCAATGTCATCAACTTTGAATCTTAACTTATCGATCTCGAAGTCCTCTTCTAATGGAATATCGTAAACAAGATGTTCTCCCTTACAATAGTCTTCGATGATTAGGTAAGCAACCTCACCACAATATTGTTCTTCATAATCACTTTTTTCGTTATCAAATTCCTCACTTTGATAAACAACATTCCCTTCCTCGTCCTCAACTTTCACAAAGAATGCTTCGGGATATGGTCCCATAATAGATTCGTTTGGTGAATCAAAAAAAGTATCAACCCCCAAAATTTCACAGATCTGATCGTGATCCAATTCATCTTGCTCAACACCACCATCTCGTAGAGCTTCATATTGTTCTGTGTTCAATTGGAAGGGGTAAACTTCAGCACCTTTACCACCTATTGTAATTTTGTAGTATTTCATATTATTATAGATTAAAAAATGTAACTAATTAATTTGAATAAAACAAGTCCGGTCCCAACTAACCACGATAATGTAATTAGAATTGCAAAAATTCTATAGTTTCTTTCCATTTGATCTTTTGATCTTCCTTGAAAGTCGTTTGGGTTCCAGTCTTTTTCCATTATTAAATAAAATTTGAAATTAATTGTGCCAACTTATAACCTGTGAATGCTCCTGCCGCGGCGGATCCTGGAAGAATAATAAATTTACCTAACATGGTTTCATATTTTTTCCTATTCACAATATAAGAAATCAGTATGTAATAAACAATATAATTTATAAGAACTAAAAAGTCCAGTTCTTTGGCCGCAAAAACTACAATTGAGTTTCCTAAAAACCCCCACATAAAATTAATTAGGGTTTCTCTTAGTAATTCGTTTGGTGTTGTAAGAGCATCCCAAACATTAATCTCTTTATCAAAACCTGTTTTACTTTTCGAGTGTTTCGATGTGGTGTTGGAGGTACCAGAGTGCTTTTCTGAGGTCCTCAAGTTCTTTATCTTTTCCTTTCTTTCCTGCACGGCTTATATATTTTACTGTATTTCCTAAACTAAATCCTAAATCCCAAGCGTCAATAACTTTAATTGCTTCGTAAGGGTTATTCTCACCACCATAATGCTGTGGGTGGTTTACTTGTTCTACTTTAATTGGTGGACACTGACAAAGTCCCGTTCCTCCACATACACATTCTTTTTCCATTATTCTTCTTCTCTATATTCTTTTAATAACTCATCGTTAGACATTGTACCGTATTTTCCGGTAAGACCATCCATATCAACAAATGAGGTCATCATATGTTTTGTATCATATATTTGTTGTGTAACATCAAGTGATTTAACAATTTCACGAATGATCTTATATGGATCCGCATTTGAGCCTGGTCTACGATCTTCAACATACCCTTTCCATTCTTTTGCCGTGTCCTGAGAAACTCTAATTGATGCTCCACGATCAGATACTCCCCAACTGAATTTATCCATCGCCTGAGTTTCATATTCACCTGTCAATCGTAAGTGATTGTTTGATCCGTAAGCTTTGATATGATCTTCATGTCTTGATTCAAATGCGTTAAATAATGCCATGAAATATTGTTCATTCCCTTCAAGTCTCATCATATCTGTCGAGAAGTTTGTATGAAGACCTGAACCATTCCATTCTCCGTGCGTAATTGGTTTTGGGTGAAGTTCAATATGG